GAGGTTTTAGATAAAGTTCAAAATCTTATGACCAAGGGATTAACGAAAGAACAGGCCGCTGGAATGCTAGGCGTTTCACTTTCAACTTTCATGCTTCATCAGTCGCAAAATTCGGAATTTTCGGATGCTATTAAAAGAGGGCAGGCTCAAGGAATTGACGCCGTGACTAACGCTCTCTTTGAAAATGCCACTGTGGATCGCAACGTGCCGTCCATGATATTCTTCTTAAAGAACCGAGCAGGTTGGGTAGATAAGACAGAAACAAAAATTCATGAGGATAGAACTTTAACCCTCGACTTAACAAGGATTGGCACAGATGAACTCACAGCAATTGAACACGCTTTTATCAAATCTAACGCTGGAACAGGTCAGAGCCGAGAAATACCGCAGATCATTGAGGGAGTTTACGAAGGCGTCATGGGGGACGATTGAGCCGGGGGTTGAATTTAAAAACAACTGGCACATAGACGCAATATCTGATCACCTTCAAGCTGTAGTCGAGGGCGACATCAAACGCCTGATCATTAACGTTCCACCTCGCCATATGAAATCTATTAGCGTGGCTGTCGCTCTGCCAGCTTGGACGTGGGCGCACCAACCTCACAAAAAATTCTTATATGCATCCTATGCATCTAGTTTGTCGATCAGGGACAGCACCAAGTGCAGAAGGTTAATCGACAGTCCGTGGTATCAGGCGCACTTCGGCGATAAGTTTAATCTGACCGACGATCAAAACCAAAAGCAGAGATTTGAGAACGACAAGACAGGCTATCGAATCGCAACGTCAGTTGGTGGTGCGTTAACTGGTGATGGTGGTGACATAATTTGTATCGACGACCCACATAACTCTATTGAAGCAGACAGCTCTAAAGTGCGTGAGGGTGTGTTAGACTGGTGGGATCAGGCCATGCAGACACGGCTCAACGATCCTAAGACTGGTGCGTTTATAATTATTATGCAAAGATTACACGAGCAGGATCTCACAGGCCACGTCTTGGCAAATCAACTTGGTGATGAGTGGGATCACCTAATGTTGCCTGCTCGGTACGAAGTAGGCGCTCCGAATCCGATGAAGTCGTCACTTGGGTTTACAGATCCACGCACCAAGGAAGGTGAGTTGCTGTGGCCTGATCGTATTGACGAGAAAACTTTATCAAACCTTGAGCGCAGTCTTGGATCATATGCCGCCGCTGGTCAATTACAGCAACGTCCATCTCCAAAGGGTGGCGGAATACTTAAAGCATCGTGGTGGGTTCCGTGGGATGGTGACCTCCCAGAAGTCGAATATGTTTTACAGTCATGGGATACAGCGTTCGAGGCCAAGGAAAGCTCTAGCTTTAGTGCTAGGACAACTTGGGGAGTGTTTCGTCACAAGGGCGCAATGTGCGCCATCGTTCTAGAATGTTGGTACGACAAGGTCAGCTACCCAGATTTACGAAAAATTGCACAGCAATCATATGACGATTGGGAGCCAGACGCTGTGTTGATCGAGAAGAAGGCGTCAGGTCAATCTTTACTACAAGATTTGCGTATGGCTGGTGTGCCTGTTGTAGCCTATTCACCTGACCGAGATAAGGAAGCTAGAGCGCATGCAAGCTCCGCTCTTTTAGAGGATGGAAGAATTTACTACCCATCTGATAGAAAATGGGCTAAAGATTTAATAGACATTTGCGCCGCATTTCCTGCACACCCAAATGATGACGTGGTGGATACATGCACACAGGCGTGGTTGCGATTAAGAAAAGGATGGTTCGTTGGGCATAGTGAAGACCCTGAAGATGACGAGCCAGTACAAACACAGAGGATGACAATGTATGGCTGATCCAAATATTATACCTTTTGCTGAAGGTGCGCCAAGCGATGATCTAATGATTGAGGAACTCGCAGATGGCGATGTCCTAATAGGTGACCCTGAATTAGATATGATGGATGAAGTCGATACGGCTCAGTTTGATATAAATCTAGCCGAAGCAATGGACGATAAAGAACTTGCACGAAAAGCGCAGGAGTTAGTTGGCTATTACGAAAACGATGAGCAGGCTCGATCTGAGTGGAAGGAACGCTACAAGGAAGGTCTTAAAACTCTTGACCCTGATGGCGGAATGCAGGAGAGCGAAGAAGAGCGAGCAACTCGCGGTCTGTCTGTCGTTGTCCACCCACTAATTGCTGAAGCCGCTACACAATTTAACGCCAAGGCAATCGCAGAGCTGTACCCATCAGGTGGCCCAGTTAAATCGGTTATCGTTGGTAGCCCAGACGAAGAGCTAGAGGAGCAAGGTCGCAGAGTTCGTGAATTTATGAATTACCAGATCACACAGGAAATGCCTGAGTATTTCCCTGATCTAGACCAAATGCTATTTCACCTGCCACTAATCGGTCACACCTTCAAGAAGGTTTGGTGGAACGTAAACATGGATCGTCAATGCTCTGACTTTGTTAAGGCTGAAGACTTCGTGGTAGCTCCAGAGAGTAAAGACTTATATACGTCACCACGCTACACGCACATTATCCGTATGCCAAAGAACGACTTCAATCGTTACGTCCAGAATGGATATTACCTGCCAACCAAATATGCTGGCGGAGATTCACTAGATCCATCTGGAGATGTGATTGGTGAAATCGAAGGCGTTGATCAGTACGATGATAGCAATGACGATGTAATGACACTGCTTGAAATGCACGTCTATGATTTGTTTGATGGGCTAGATGGCGAATCAGAGAATGACGATGATCGAGATGATAATGCAGTAGCACTGCCATATGTCATCACAATCGACTATGACAATCAAAACATTGTAAGTATTCGACGCAACTGGAAACAGGAAGACGAGCTAAAGCAACGCAGAGATTGGTTTGTATCTTACAAGTTTTTACCCGGTTTAGGTTTCTACGGCTTCGGTCTTTACCACATGATCGGTGGATTAGGTAAGGCGGCGACAGGATCACTTCGTGCATTGCTAGATAGCGCCGCGTTCTCAAACATGCAGGGTGGCTTTAAGTTGCGTGGTCGTGTCCAAGGCGGAGACATGCAGATTAACCCCGGTGAGTTTGTAGATATCGACAGCACAGTTGACGACATCAATAAAGCTATTATGCCATTGCCGTTTAAAGAGCCAAGTGGATCTCTGTTTAATTTGCTAGGCTTTATGGTTGAAGCTGGTCAGAGATTTGCAAGTACAGCCGACTTAAACGTTGGCGATGTTAATCCAAATGCACCAGTTGGATCAACAGTTGCACTAATCGAGCAGGGATCAAAGGCATTTAGCGCGATACACAAGAGACTACACTACGCGCAAGGCCAAGAGTTTAAACTACTTGCGGCTCTAAATGCTGAGAATCTACCTGACGAATTTACTTTCTCACAGGCTGGAGCTTCAGATACAATATATCGATCTGACTTTAATGATCGAATTGACATCATACCAGTAAGCGATCCAAACATATTCTCGACAGCCCAGCGCATTGCACAGGCACAAGCTGTGTTAGAAATGTCACGATCTGCGCCACAGTTCCATAATTTATATAATGCATACAAGCGCATGTATGAGGCGCTCAGAATACCAAACATCGACGAAATCTTAGAGAAGCCAGATGAAGCTGTGCAGATGGATCCAGTTGATGAAAACATGAGCGTTATGTATGGCAAGCCAATCCGCGCATTCCCAGAGCAGGATCACGATGCACACATTGCGGTTCACATGCAGTTTATGCAAGACCCATCACTGGCAGGCAATCCAGCGGCACAAAAAACAATGGCTCCAGTTCTTATTGCTCACATTGCTGAACACATTGCATTGCTATATCGACAGCGTATGGAAGAGGGCATCAATATGGAAATGCCTCCACTGCCAGACTTCAAAGATCCTAAGTTTAAGTTCAATGATGTTGACCCAGAGATGGATCGCTTGATTAGCCAACGTGCGGCTCAAGTTGTTCAGGCTTCACCGCAGATGAAACAGATCGAAGCTATGAAGGGCATGATGGGAGGCCAACAAGGTCAAGGCCAAGGCAATCCACTGCAAATGGCAACTGAACTTGCTAAACTTGAAACCGAGGCACTCAAGGCTCGAACACAAGCACAAATTCAGGCGGATCAGGCCAAGGCTAAATCTAACATCGAGATCAAGCAGGCTGAAGCGCGACAGGACATGGAAATTGAAATGGCGAAGGCACAAGCTGACATGCAGGCTAAGATTGTTAAACTAGAGGCGGAACTACAGCTTGAGCGAGAGAAAAACGCGGCTAAGATACAAATGGAGGCAATGAAGAATGTACCCACCATCATATAATTTGCCACCTATTAATCCTGCGGCTTTTGGCGGATTACCGCAAGAAAGACCACAGGGTGCGCCCCCACCGAACTCCCAAGGTGGGGGTCAGCAACCACCAATGGATATGAACAAATACCTAATGGATAAAGTGGCTGAGATTAAACGGCGTATGGGTGGAGGAGATATGGGTGCGTTAAGTTCTATTGCATCAGCTATGCCACAAGCTCCAACAAATCCACAGCCACAACCACAGCCACAACCAATGAGGGCGTAATGAAAGAAGAATACAGACCCAACGCTTTGCTTGACGCTTATGCGGATATAGACCTTACAGAATTTAACCTGCCTTTTTCTGGTGGTATCAATTACACCACTAGCCCTGATGGCTCTAGGGCAGAGATTGATCTCAACAAGACATTTAAAGGTAGAATGGGTTCAGTCACGCCATCAATTGGTTACACTGACGAAAGAAATTTAGGTTCTTTTGGGAACGCTAATGTTGACGATAGCGCCAATACTATTCGTGTGGGTGTGGATGGCCAGACATCTATAGGGCCAGTTGATCTGCAAGGATCGGCAATGGGAACAAGAACAAGATCAAATAGAAATGTTACTGATGCCGCCACAGGCGCAAGCCTTTTTAATGATTCAAACGTGGGTACATTTACCAAGATAGCAATTGCTGGCCAGATGGGAATGTTTAATGCCTCTGCGTCCCGCGAAAAAAGGTCTGGCTATGAACCAGATTATTATGGCAGTGTTGGAATTAATGTTGGTAATAATTCTCGTTTGCAGTATTCTGACAGCAATAGAGGCGATCCCACGGTTAGCTTTAATTACAATCGGAAGTTTTAATAATGAACAAACTTTTCTCAACTATGAATATTAAATCTCCAGTCTTTATGTGTTTTGGGGGTGAAGGTGCTACGTCAGGTGGTAGTTCTGGTGATGGCAATAGAGGGTCTAGCTCTAACGTATCATCGTTTGCTACGTCTAACAGCGTAGACTTATCACCTGATAATCGTGATGATCCGTATGTAAGAGATAGTAGTGGTAGCGCTGTTAGAGATGGTAACGGCAACCCAGTAATGACTGGTAGGGGAGTACAGGCACGAACTAACCGTAATAACGATAACAGGGATTTAGCTACTCAAACACGGAATAGTCCTTTTGTGAATCCGACCACAATGGCATCTCAATTAAAGCCAGAAAGTCTTGAGCGTATTGCGAGAGAACGGACTTACAAAGCTCCTAATACGCAATCAAATTATTCTGACATTAAGGTTGATATATTAGGTCCATCGCCAATTAGCATGGAAAGAGATTTAGTAGGTGCGGCTCCTACTTCATCAACTGTAACTTCACCACGCCCACGAATGCGCCCATATAACTTAGGCGTCGATCCAGTATCTATGAATAGCGGTGTCGGCGTACTTGGTAATGTTGCTAACGCTCCTACATTTGCGACGAGTACAGCAGATTATACTGGCCTTGAGAGAACATATAATACAATGGCAGAGGAACAAGCTAACTTCTTTACACCGGGTGATGGCGCGTCATACGTTCGTGGTCAGCTTGTCGATGATGCGACAGGTCAGCCAATAGAAGCTGGTGGCATGACATCTTCTAAACGTAAAATTGGTGGCTATATGGATGATGTGAAAAACAATCTTGAAAACTTCCGTGGCCTTGGTGGAGCGCCAATATTAAATTCAAGCAGAGAAACATTTGCCAATATGATAACACCGGGAGATAATGCCGCTTATGTAAATGGTCAGTTAATCAACACTTTAACTGGTGAATCTCTACAAGGTGGTGGCTACACTTATGATGCTGAAGGTAAAAATCCACAATACATCTACGGCGTATCTGATGACTACAGCAACAACCTACAAGTTGATACAACTGGAATGACTGATATTGAGGCGAGATCCAAAATAGCAAATCAAGTAATGCGAAGAAACATTGCGCCGAGTGACTCAGCATATTTTGGGTCATTTATACCGAGTATAATCTCTCCAATGTTTGGCGGTGAAATAGGTGAGCAGATGTTGGAAGGTGGAATTAAAGGTAGAAATTCAATTGTAGATAAACATACTGCGGCTTTGGAAGCTGGAGCTAGGCCAGTATACAACGAAAAAAATGAGTACGTTGGATATGATGCAGGGCAAGGCACTGTAGATTATGATCTAGATAGTTATGAAAGACAATCTACACTTTCTACTGACCAAGATACTACTCGTATGGGTGGAGATGACGATATCAATGACCAAGTTCGGGAGGCGCGGCGGAACCCAAAAGGAAACCTAGACGCAGAAGCAGAAGAAAACCCAGACGCAGAAGCAGACGCAGAAGCAGACGCGTTGGCTATTTCCATTCAGAAATTTTATGCATCCCAGTTTTATAGAGATCTTATAGCTGATGATAGCAGTAGGCGTGGTATTCAGGATATGTATGATAGCGAGTATTTTGGTAGTGTTGGATCTAGTACATTTGGAAAAGCGCAAGATAGAGCATATGAAGCATTTTTAGCGGCTTGAAACAGAATAAAAATAATAGGAGGCTAACGCCATGAACGAAATGACAGACAACCCAGACTACCGATTGGTTATGGACTTTTTACAAAGTATTAACCCCGGTGATATGGATGAAGAATCCGCTGAACAACTTATGCAAATTGGTCAGCGCATCGAAGGTGGTGGACAACTTACAGAAAAAGAAACCGAGATGTTTATGAGCGTAGTTGGAGCAATGCCTGATTATATTGCTCAACCGGGAGCGGCTATGACTGAAGCTGAGATGGAAGAATTGCGTATGCGAGAGTTCAATAGAAAACTTCAAAAAGAACAGCAATTCGCTTTCGATGAAAGGCAACGTCAGATAGAATCTGGCAATCTTCCTACTGGCCCAGCGGCAGGTATGGTAGAAGTTCCACAAATGGAATCACCACGTCCACCAATGCGTGGTAGCGTAGGAATGAGTCCATCACCACGAATGCGCCCAGATAACTTAGGAGGTTAATATGGCTGAAGTAAATGTAGAAAACATGGAAGAAAACGCAGACCTATTTATGGAAAAAATGGGCTTTGCACACACATCTGATGGCCTTGATATGAGTGACGAGCAGTTGGTTAATTTCCTACTGTTATGCCACCATACAATGGTAGGAATTGACGATGAAGATGGTATGTATGACGATGATGAAATGTACGAAGATGACAGTGAGATGATGGAAATGCCACACGGCAAAGACATTAAAGTCAAGGTTATGTCAGGCGGAAACGTACATGAGATGATGAATAAACTTCTAGGAGGTTAACATGCCGTACAACAAATACTCCCCAAAGCAAAAAAAGTTAGCGGCAGTTGCAGGTAATAAAAAGAAAATTACTGGCGCTGACTTAAAGGCTCTCGCAAAACGTAATAAGAAGAAAGCGAAGAAGTAATGGCAAAACGAGGATTATATTCAAACATCGCGGCTAAGAAAAAGCGTATCAAGGCTGGCTCTGGCGAAACAATGCGTAAAAAGGGTGCTAAAGGCGCACCAGCTAAAGGCTCGTTTGCAAAAGCCGCTAAGACTGCAAAGAAACCAACAAAGAAGAGGAAAGCATAATGGCTAAAGGTATTAAACATTATTTCAAGAATGGCAAAGAACATAAGGGCGCTACTCACAAAGATGCCAAGGGCAAGGTCATGTCTGGTGCAAAGCACACTGCCTCCAGCAAGTTCCTAGTCCACATGAAGGATCTATCGGCTACAGCTAAGAAGATGGCTAAGAAGTAGTGGCAAAATACCAAGGTAGAACTGTAAAGCTCAACAAACCACGCAGAATAGCTAAAGGTGAGACATCTTACGGCAAGAAGAAATCTGTTGTATATGTAACTGATGGCGATAAAGTTAAGAAAGTTACCTTTGGGGATGCCAACATGAAGATTAAGAAATCTCAGGCAAGCAATAGAAAAAGTTTCAGGGCGCGTCACAATTGTGATAACCCCGGCTCAAAAACAAAGGCACGAT